GACCGGCGCCGTCGCGGCGTCGGCCCGGGTCGCGGACTCCGGCACCTTCGCCGGCTTTTTCTCGGTCGTGTCTGCCATGGTCGTGTCCTCGCTTTCGGAACGGTTGATACCCACGGTATGATCAGCGGGAACGCTGAGCACGCTCGCCTCGAGGGGCGTCCAGCGGACGACCCGAATATGGTCGGTCTCGCCCGACTCCTCCCACTTGTTAATGCGGTAGCCGATCGAGATGTTCTTGAGGAAGCCCTCGCGCACGTCCTGCCAAACTTCCTTGGCCTTGGGATTGCTGGAAAAACGGAGCAGGCCGCGCAGCCGGCCGTCCTCGACCCGCACACCCTCGACCAGGCCGATCGGCCGGTCCTGATCATGACCCCACAGCAGCGGCAGGCCCTCGCCAGCGCGCTCCAGGTTGATTGCTGCGGGCGTATGCACCAGCACCTCGGTCACACGCTCAAAACCAAAGGTGCGCTCGACCTCGATTTCGCTAGACAGCGAGGCCGGCACGGTGCGCGCCTCCTGGTCGATCGCCCGCAGGTCTAGCGTCATGTCGCGCCGGAAGGTCTCCTCGAACATCTTGGCGGTTTCAACTGTCATGTTTGGTACTCCCTAATCGGCATTCGCGAACGAAAACAGGTTTCAGTTTCAGCGCCATTGAGCCGCTTGGATCAGTCGGTAAGCTCATGAGGTATCTGGCCAACTCGACCAGCGCCAAGTCCGGTTTCGGTCTCATTGTGACCTGCGGCACATGCGGTCTGTTGGGGAATGGGATGACTTCACCCACGATCATCTCCGCTCGAGCGCCACGGCCCGGGGCGATTCGCCCCGGGCGTAATGCCGCAGCGTGGCGGCCATCTCCCGCGCCATGGCGTCGGAAATCGTGATATATCGGTCGGTCTCGCCGACGGCGCCGGATTCGGCCGCCACGCTGGGCGCGACGGGCCGCTCGGGCGCCCCCGGCCGCCGGTCGCGCTCGGGCCAGCGTCCCCTGCGCGGCGCGGTCTCCAGGATGTCGGCGATCCGCTCGAGGGTCAGGGTCACGAGCGCACGGTCCTATTCGCGCCCTTGACCTGGTTCAGGCGGCGCTGGGTCTCGCGCATGCGCTCGCGGACCTTCCTAAGCGGCCGCGGCGTCTGTTCCGCCAGCAGATCCGGCTCCGGCTCCGGACTCGTCATCGTCTCCGGCGCCGTCGCCGTCACCTGATCCAGCGTCAGCGTCTCCGCCGTCTCCTCCGTTTCCGTTTCCGGCTGGGGCTGGGGCGGGCTGCTGGAGTCCGAGCTCGCGGTCGCGCTCTCGCTCTTGGACGATTTGCTTTTCGACGACATCGGGATCGCCTCCTCTTTCTCTGATGATCTGGGTCCTCGACTTGAAGCGCTTCTCGACCTTCAGCGCATCGGCCTCGACCTCCTTTTTGGGGTCGATCCAGGGCATGCCCGGGGCGTGCATCTCGGCGTCGAAGATGGTCTCCAGGTCGACGCCCCTGCCGAAGCGCAGCAGCCCGGCGGCCAGCGCCGCGCTCACGAACTCCACATAGATCCGGCGCACCCAGACCTCGATGAAGTAGTCCTGCAGGCGGCCGTAGGCGGGCTGCTGCTCGACCAGCTCCTGGCGCTGGGCCGAATAGGTGCCGTTGTAGTCCTTGGATATCGACGAGTAGCTGGTGCTGGTGCCGGCGGCGACGCCGCGCTGCTGGCCCTTGATGAAGGCGTCGAGGTTCTGGTTCGGCCGGTCGCTCTTGATCATGCCGACATCTTCGCCCTCGGCCAGCCCGTCGAAGATCATCCCCGCCTGCATCTCGAAGGTGCGGTCGTCGGTCGGGTTCTGGCCGGTGAAGTTGTCGCCCTTCTTGATGAAGGAGGTCATGCTGGCGGCGATCCGCGCCGCGATGCGCTCGGACTCCTCGTAGTCCTTGATGTCGTCGAGGCGCCGCACGACGCCATGGAAGACCGAGACGCCCCGGGTCTGGGAGAAGCGCTTGACGAGCTTCAGGTGGATGATGTCCTCGGCCCTGGCGAAGCGCAGGTCGCCGCTGCGCGCCGTCACGACCGGGATCGAGAGATTGCCCGGGTGGGTCTTGTAAAGCCAGTATCCGATCGGCCGGCCCCAGCCGTCTTTCTCGACGCCCTGGATCACCCGGTCGCGGCCGGTCACCGCATCGAAGGGCAGCAGGTCCGGCTCGATCAGCTCGAAGCTGTAGGGCACCTCGGAGAAGTGCCTGACGCGGGAGCCGCGGACGTGCTGGGTGAGCATCTCGCCGTCGCGGAACCACGACCGGCAGGAGAGCCGCTGGGCCTCGCCGAGGGGCAGCTCGCCGGTCACCTCCGGGCGGGTGCTCCACTTCTCGTGCAGCTTGCGGATCTGGTCGTTGACCTTCGCCGCCGGCTTGCCGCCTGTTGTCATCACCATGGGCTCGGTCGTGATCCCGGTTCCGACCACGTTGTTCACCAGCACGTCGAGCACACCGATCGAGAGATCGTGGTTCTCGTCGAGATAGCGGCCCCACATGCGGATCTTGTTGCCGGCCTGCTGCATCACCGAATCGCCGGAGCGGGTATCGGTCGGCCTGCTTCGATAGTCCGTGTTCTTGGCGGCGTCGTAGACGCGCTTGGCGTGCTCGAGGCGGATCCGCGCCTTCAAGCGCGCCAGGGCCAGGCCCGGGAAGTGGCGCTCTAGGAGTCCGGTCATCGTCTGGTCGACCATTTCGCGGTTTTCACCCCCGGGTTCGTGGCGCCCGCCGCCTCGGCGGCCAGCGCGTTCACCACGCCCTGCCAGTAGCTGAGCCGTTCCTTGACCTCTTCGGGCTTGACCCGCTTCAGGTCGCGCCCGTCCGGCAGCGTGTATTCCTGGTTCCGCGTCAGCGCGAGGTCGGCCGCGAGCCAGGCGTCCCGGTGGGCCTCGGCGGTCGCGAGGGTGACGGCGGCCATCAGAGGCCGCGCCGCAGAAAGGAGCTTTGGCGCCGCGGCGGCGGCATCCGGGTCTGCGCGGCCGGCGCCAGGGCCCGGGCGCCGTCGTCGACGCTGGCCCAGGCCGGGCGCCGCGACCAGTCGCGCACCCGCTCGGGCCGCAGGCGCATCCGCGCCAGCTCGGCATAGACCTCGAGGTCCCAGCTTTCGTTGGGCCCGCGACGCTGCCAGCGGCCCTTTACCCGGATCTCGCCGCAAAGCTCCTCGAAGTAGCGCTCCGGGGTGTCGACCGGATAGTGCAGGAAGCCGGGGCCCGCCTCCTCGCGGCGCAGGCGGTTGTCGATCGTGTTCTTGAGCTCATGCACCCCGATGACGAACATCTTCGAGGAGCCCGGCATCTTCCGCCCCCTGTCGTCGAGCTCAAAGGTCGGGCCCGGCAGGGCGCGGGCGGTCAAGGACGCGGCGCCCTTGACGAGCGTGATGCGCCAGTCGGGCACTCCCGCCTTGCGGGCGCGGCGCCAGAAGGCCTTGGCGTTGGCCGTGACATCCTCGTGGCCGCCGGTGTCGATCGCAGTATTGGCGACCGGCAGCAGCAGGCCCGGGTTGTCGGCCATGGGATAGCTGCGGCGCACTACCTGGTCGAGCAGCAGATCCCATTGCTCCGGGTGGCGCGACGGCCGGACGTCGGTGCGGCCGTCCGGCATGGTACGGATCGCGTAGCGGTCGACCAGCCAGGATTCGGTCGTCTCGTTCCAGCCGCGCACCAGCACCTCAAAGCGGTCGTTCTGGATATCGACCGAGGCGGTCAGGAAGCGAACCTCGGCCGGCACGGTGCCGAGCTCATAGGCGCCGCGGCGGGCGTCCAGCGCCTCGGGCTCAAGCGGCGCGGCGCCGTCATGCCGCGGCTTGTAGGGCACGCCGAGATCCGTGTTGAAGAAGGTCTTGAGATCGTTCTCCTCGCCGGTGCGCTCGAAGTGCGCCTGCGCGGCCAGGAACTTCTCGGCCAGCTCGCCCAAAGGCTGGAAGGGCGAGGCCAGGCCGGTCAGCCAGTAGCTGGCGACCCGGGTCTTGGGCGGCGTGCCGCTGCGCTCGCCCTTGGCCGAGATCGTGACGCCCAGCGGCAGCCAGACGGCTTCGCGCAGCATCGCCGGCTTGTTGCGCTCGGTGATCCGCGCCGCGCAGCAGGGGCACTCGAGATAAGCCGTCTCGCGCGCCTCGGCCGGCGTGCCGGCGTTCGGGTCCCAGCGCAGGTCGCCCAGGCGCCCCGGGGCCTCGGTCAGGTCCGGCTTGCGCTCTGCGGTGAAGCCGGGCGCCCAGAACTCGCCGCAGTCCGGGCAGGGCCAGTTGAGCAGGCACTGGTCGCCGGCCGGCCAGTGCGCGATGATCCCGGTCCCGTCGATCCTGGACGGGCTCGAGGTGCAGACCAGCGCACCGTTGCGGCCGAAGGTCTGCTTGCGCTTGCGGCCCAGCGCGATCGGGTCGCCCTCCCCGCCGATATCGTCGGCCATGCGGTCGCGCTCGTCGATCAGCACCAGCTGCACCGGCCGCGACGAGAGCTGCGCCGGCGAGGGCCAGGAGACGGTCAGCGTGAAGCCGTTCTTGAAGCGCTTGGTCATCACGTTGTCGTCGGACTTGGCGGGGCCGAGCTCGCTCTCGAGGTCCGGGCTCGGCCGCAGGAACTTGTTCGTGATCCGGCGCACCGCGAAGTCCTCGGCCAGGTCCTTGGTCGGCTGGAAGAGCAGCGCCTCGGCCGGCCGGTACTTGATGCCGTGGCCGCAGATGTTCAGGTGGATCTCGGTCTTCGCGGTCTGCGACGGCGCGATCGCGAAGAGCTCGTCGGTGTCGCGCTGCAGCGCCCGGTCCATCAGCTCGGCGAGATAGGGCGTCTTCTCGTTGCGCCAGGGCCCGACGTAGGCGCCCGGGTTGTTTAGACGCCGGTGGCGCGCGGCCGCCTCCGAGACCCGGATCCGGCTGGGCGGACGCAGAGCCTCGGCGGCGCGGCGCCGGACCTCGGCGCCGCTGCGGAAGGGCGGTAGTGGGGTGCTACGCAGCGGTATCATGCTCGACCGGCTCCAGGTCGCGGATCGCGTCCGCGGCGTCGCTCAGGACGTCTTCGATCAGCTCGCGCATGGTCTCGATCTGCTGCTCCTCGAGGCCGAGCTCGGCGCCCAGGTGGTCGGGCAGCGCGAGCAGGCGGTTGGAGAGAAGGCTGAAGGCCTGGGCCATCTCCATGGCCGTGTCCTCGAAGGACACGAGCTCGTGGCGAAACTGGGCCAGCTTGACCTTGGAGACCTCGGCCTGCAGCGCCGCGGCGCGGGCCTTGGGCGTCAGGACCTGGCCGTCGGCGCCGGCCTCGGGCAGCATGTCGTCGCCGATCAGCTCGAGCCGGAGCTGCGCCTCCTCCTCGGCCGCGGCGGCGGCGAGCGCCGAGGACGCTTCGTCCTGGTCGCGGCGCCAGAGCGTGACGGCGCGCAGGTCGAGCTCATAGCGGACGCCGTTGCCGCCCTGCTTGACCACCGGGCAGCCGGCCGCCATCCAGCGCTTGACGGTCTGCACCGACACGTCGAAGTAAGCCGCCGTTTCCTCGAGCCCGCGCACGACCGGCGCCTGCTGGTCCACTGGCACCTCCGAAGAACAACAACAGAAACAAGAACCGGACGGGGCGACGCCGCAGAAAAACCCCCAACTTTCGCGCTGTCGCTCCGCTTGGCGAGGGGGGGCGGCGGGAGGACCCGTTGGGTCGCTCTCTTGCCCGATATCGGAAATAATTTGCGATTGGCTCGTGGCCATGCGAAGGCCCGCCGCGGGGCGTTCCCGGGCGGGCCTTTGGAGCATGGTGTCTCTGCCACGAATGGCGAGCGTGCCGAAAGTGCGCCGGTCGAGCGCGCGCTGTCAAGTCTTTTTTCCGGCCCTCGTACAGACGCCATGCGCGCTTCGCACGAAGCCGCAGTGGATCGCCAGGATGCCGAGCGCGGCGAGCAGCGTCCCCTTGGCCATGGACTGGCCCTCGCGCCCCTGGCCGTAGCCGAGCTCGACCGCCAGGTGCGCCAGGGTGCGCTGCTCGCCCAGCACCAGGCAGGCCGCCGTGCAGGCCGCCGAGCCCACGCCCCCCAGGGCCGCCATGGCCTGCCCGAGGCGCGCCCTGGCCCGGGTGCCCCTGGGCAGGTCAGGCATGCGGAAGCCCCGGCCGCCCCCGTCGACCCTGACGGCCGCCATGTCGAGGGCCGGCGGCTGGTCGAGGCCCGCGCCCTCCCACCAGTCCTGAAACCGTCTGCCCGCCCGGAACTCCGCCGCCGTGGGCCGCCCGTTGCGCGCGCGCTCCAGCGCCGCCAGGGTATCGCAGGGCCGATAGGGCCAACCCACGCCGCCCCGGCAATCGTTCCGCGTCGTCTCCTCCCGCTCGGCGCCCTGCCAGTCCAAGGGCTCCCTGGCCGCCGCCTCGCGCAGCCGCAGCCGCTTCTCCCGCGCCAGCATCCGCGCCCGGCGCGCGGCGCTCATCGCTTCGCTCCAGAGGACAGATGGTTCAAGCCGCGCTCCCCCCAGGTTGGCTTTTTTCCCGGTCGGGCGTTTCGCCCTCCTCGCCTCTTGTGGACGGGCGGAGCCCGTCGGGCAACCGCCCCTCGGCCAGCGCGATCGCCAGGCCCGCTAAATCCGGCCAGACGGTAAGCCGCAGATCTCGGTCGAGCAGGCGGGCGAGACGCCGGAGCTCCCATTGGCGGGCCAGCTGCTCGGCGGTGGCCTCGTCGGGGACCACCAGGTCGAGCGGCTGCACCCCCGCGCCTGGGTCCGCCGTCTCGACCGGCCAGGCCCGGCGCAGC